TCCTCTGGCGTAAGCAAGGGAAGCCTGATGGGTGCCGAAGAGGGCCTTCAGTAATAACTAGATTCCACACGGACTGACCAGCATCCGTTGTGTGTACCACTGACTGGTAGTGGGAGCCAAACTTCCTTCCCCTGGGAATCTTTGCGGCCTGCGTCACAACTAACGAAAAGGGAGTGCCACATGGCAAACCAATATGAAGATGACGACTTCGATGAAATCGAAGATACTCAAGATGCAAATGGTCCTGCGAATCTTCGCAAGGCATTGAAGCGAGCAGAGAAAGAAAAGAAGGAACTAGCAGAACAATTGGCTGCTATCCAGTCTGACTTACGCTCACGCTCAGTCAAGGAAGTATTGGCACAGAAAGGCGTACCAGATAAGGTCGCCAAATTTGTACCAGGCGACGTATCTACGCCAGAGCAGATTGATGCTTGGCTTACTGAGAATGCTGACATTTTCAGTATCCAGCCATCTGAAAAGGCTGCTCAAGTCTCAGAAGAACAGCAAGCAAACGTAGCATCGTATCAGCGTATTAACGCTGCGACACAGAATGCAGCAACCCCAACCCGTGACCAAGACTTGGCCGCGAAGATTGCTGGGGCTAAAAACATTGATGAACTCAATGCATTAACAGGGCTACCAAGCCAGCGCTTCAGAGGCTAATTCAAACAATCCATCCGCACAAACCTTAAGAAAGAAGGTGACACACAATGGCTAACGCATATACCGACATAGCGTCTGGTTCGTCACTAGGTAACTACCTAGTACAAACCGCGTATGACCGCTATGTAGAGTTCGCCCTTCGTGCTGTGCCTCTTATCCGCGATGTCGCAGACAAGAAGCCAGTACAGCAGGCAATGCCAGGTTCTTCAGTAGTCTTCCAGATTTACACAGACCTCGCAGCAGCAACAACTGCACTATCAGAAACAACTGACCCAGATGCAGTTGCACTTGGAAACACAACACAGGTTTCCGTAACACTTAATGAATATGGACAAGCGTCACTCGCAACCCGTAAACTTGAGTTGTTCAGCCTTTCAGATGTTGACCCAGCAATTGCTGACATCATCGCGTTCAACATGGCTGACTCCCTTGACACAGTTGCACTCTCTACCCTCATCGGTGGACCAAATGCAATTGCTGAAGTTAACGGTTCTGCAGTATCTACCTTCGCAGGTACATACACCAACGGAACAACTAACAAGTCAATCCTTGCAACAGACGTTATCAAGTCCCGTGACATCCGTTTGGCTGTCGCTAAACTCCGTGCTAACAAGGCTGTCCCACGTCAGGGCGAGTACTACTGGGTTGGTATCCACCCAGAAGTTTCACATGACCTCCGTGCTGAGACAGGTTCTGGCGGATGGCGTGATGACCACAAGTACTCAGAGACAGGTGCTGCTGAGTTCTGGCCAGGAACAATCGGAACATACGAAGGTGCAATGTTTGTTGAGACACCACGTATGGCCAACTTCACTGACGGTACAGGTGCAGGTTCTGCATCAGGTACTTTCGGTACTTCTTCATATGTTAACGCTACAGGTGGCGTACGTGTATTCCGTACACTCGTCGCTGGTAAGCAGGCACTTGCAGAAGCAGTTGCCGAAGAGCCACACGTTATCTTCGGACCAGTTGTTGATAAGTTGATGCGTTTCCGTCCAATTGGATGGTACGGCGTACTTGGATGGGCACGTTACCGTGATGCTTCCCTCGTACGTATCGAAAGCACGTCGAGTATCCACACCGCATAACTGAAGTAATTGTTAGTCCCCCGCTTCGGCGGGGGCTAACCCTAACGAGGAGAAACATGGCATACCAATTCACACCACCAACAGTTGAGGAGACTCCAGGCGGATTCGGAAGACTGTTCTGGCGTTACCGTATTGCCCGTGGGGACACGCTCCTTGTCAATGGAACAGTAGTAACTCGTGTCCGTACCCCAGGAGTGGATGAAACTCTAGCCGCTGATTATTACTATCTTGGTGGCCACATATATCCGATTACGGATGTAGAACGCACAATTTTGATTAACGCTGGTTACGGCGCAAACATCACCACAGTCTAAGGAGCCTTGATGAATCCAGGTAGATACAATCTAGCAGTTTATCAGGGTACAACTTTTGACTTAAAGCCAGTCTGGAAGATTGGCGGAGTACCTGTAAACCTTACAAATTACACAGCGGATATGCAGGTACGCTTTGCTAGCGACACTGGTGTAATTGTTGAACTTTCAACAAGTAATGGCAATGCCACAATTGATGCTGCATATGGACGAATCAACTTGCATCTATCTGCCACTCAGACTGCAGCCCTACCAGTTGGTACATACCAATACGATTTAAACCTCACCAACAATAGCAGACGGAACGGTCTATAAAATTCTTCAAGGTGTCTTTATTGTCAATGCGAGTGTGACACACTAATGACAACTACCCCAGATACGATTTCCATTGTTGAAATTCCAGTCACCACCAATGTCTATGACATTGCTGTCTCCCAACTCAACACTGTAGAATTAGGCCCTATTGGCCCACAAGGCCCAATGGGCTACAGGATTGGCAGGTAATACAGGTGCAACTGGAACCACTGGCGCTACAGGAGGAGCAGGCGCAACTGGAGCAACAGGTAGCGCAGGAAATACTGGAGCCGCAGGAGTTACTGGCTCAACTGGACCTACGGGTGCACAAGGTGCTACAGGTAGCACTGGCCAGACTGGACCTACTGGAAGCCAAGGTGTTGCAGGAAACACGGGAGCAGTCGGAGCGACAGGACCCCAAGGTCTTGTTGGCGCAACAGGTTCTGTTGGAGGCACAGGGATCTATTGGACCCACAGGGCAACTGGAGTAACTGGCGCCACTGGCGCAGTTGGTAACACGGGTGCTGTTGGTAACACTGGCGCACAAGGTGTTACAGGAGCAACTGGCAATACTGGAGCGCAAGGAAATACTGGCGCGACTGGAGTTACGGGAAGTACAGGTCCAACAGGCGCCACTGGATTAACAGGTAACACTGGAGCCACAGGCTCTCAAGGTATTCAAGGCGTACAAGGTAATACTGGAGCGACTGGAGCAACGGGTGCCGCTGGAACCAACGGAACTAATGGAAGTACTGGAGCGACTGGACAAACAGGGCCTACAGGTGCCACGGGAAACACAGGTGCTACAGGCAACACAGGTGCTGTTGGAGCGACTGGGGCAGTTGGAAACACGGGCGCAACGGGCGCTACTGGTAGCACTGGTACGGCTGGAACGAACGGGTCTACTGGCCCGACAGGACCGACTGGCGCTACAGGTGCTACGGGAAACACAGGCTCAACAGGTAGCACAGGTGCTACAGGAGCAGCAAACCTTTGGGACATTCTAATGCTCGGCGGTATGTGATAGACTTATACCATGAAGATTGCCGTTTATGCAATTTCAAAGAATGAGATTAAACATGCGGAAAGATTTGCGAAAGCCTGCGCTGGTGCTGATTATGTTGTCGTTGCTGATACTGGTAGCACGGACGGAACACAAGAAGCGCTTAGAGCGCTGGGCGTAATTGTCCATGAAATCAATATTCAACCCTTTCGCTTTGATATGGCTCGTAACGCTGCTCTGGCTCTCGTACCTGCTGATGCGGACGTTTGTTTAATTCTAGATTTAGATGAAGTGCCTGAGCCTGACTTCTTTAAAAAAGTACGCAAGAAGTGGAAGGCAGGGGCAGACCACGGTTGGGTCAGTATGAAAACTGATGCCAACAAGTGGGAGCGAGACAGACTGCACTCCAGATGGAACTGGACATGGAAGTATCCATGCCATGAAGTAAACATCTGGTATGGCAAGCATACGCCAGTTGACTGTGACATCCGCAATGCTGTTATTGAGCATCTGCCAGATAACACAAAGTCACGTGGCCAATACATAGAACTGCTTGAACTAGCAGTAAAAGAATTTCCCCAGGACCCACGCATGTGGACTTATATGTGCAGAGAAAACTTCTTCTACTCCAAATGGGAAGATGTTATCAAAGCAGCAGAACGCAAGTTAGAAAATGGTGGATGGGATGTTGAAAGTGCTGCAGTCTGCCGATGGGCAGGAGAAGCAGCGCATCAACTTGGCAAAGCAGAAGATGCTCGTCTGTGGTATGACAAAGGCAGGGATATTCTTCCCTTGCAAGGTGAGCCGCAGTTCGGTGTTGCAATGGATGCTTACCGAAAGCAAGAATGGCAGCGGTGCCTAGATGCTTCTATCAACGCTTTGGAATCTCCTCGCTCCAACCATTACTGCTACGAATCAGCAGTCTGGGACTGGAAAGCCTTCGACCTTGCAGGAATCGCTGCTTACAATCTCAAACACATTGACGAAGCAATAACTTTTACCAAAGAAGCGGTAAAGGCTAATGGTCCAGAAAATGACCGTATCCAACGTAACCTAAAGTTTTTTGAGGAAGTTAAAGATGCCATTGGGAGAAAACTGTAGAACAGGTTGTTCTGAGAAGAATCACGAATCTTATATTGAATGTTTACAGGCATCCAATATGCATATCAATACAGGTGATGCAGGTAGAGCAGAATCAATGACTGCTAGAAAATGGGATGCTGAACTAGCCGCTTATCGTCAGGCTAGAGATGAAGGCATCCAGCCAGCGGGTACAACCATGCGTGCTATCAACCAAGCCAAGGCTGCCAGCGACAAATTAGGTGCAGCATACAACGCAGATGTTATGCCATCTGCAGAGAAGATTACCAAGGCAAGTGCTGAGGTATTAAAACATACAGGAGACATCTAATGGCAGCAGCAAAGAAAGGCATGGGCTTTGCCGCAGCGCAGAAGTCTATTGCTAAAAAGTCTGGCGTATCTATGAAGTCAGCAGGAGCAATCCTTGCTTCATCTACTC